AACTCAAGCGCAACGACGATCACCGGATTTGCTGGTGGATCTGAAGGTCAATTCATCCATCTGTATTTCCTCAACGCAAACACGACATTGCAGACGAGCGCAACGTTCACGTTGACGGGATCGGTTGACGTAACTCCAAGCGCCGGATCTGTCGTAACCATGATGAAGGTTCCACCTGGCATCAGCAACCGTTGGGTCGAAGTAAGCCGATCTATCAAGTAATACACCCATGACCATGACCTCCCCCCACCACGACGAGCTATTCCTCGCCATCGGGCGCCTTGAGGGCAAGGTTGACAGCCTGCTTGCGCAGCATGCCAGGCAGAGCGAGGAGCTGAAGGAGCACGACCAGCGACTCCGGGCGTTGGAACACACCCGTGGGTACGTGATGGGATGGAGCGCGGCTATTGGGGCGATTGCCTCGTTTGCCGTGACCGCACTAGGTAAACTGTTGAACTGAGGACCACACATGCCTACTGACATTGTCATCGCAACCGACAAGCCGACCTACCAGACGAGCGGCCTGATTACTGCTAGCAGCGGCACTTACGACGCTGCCGTGCCGACCGCGACCGCGCCAGCCAACACCACGCAGGGGTTTCTCGTCCCGACGAACCTTGGCGACAAGCCAAGCCTCCTGCGTCTGGTCCCGTTCCACAGCGCGAACAACGCGACCACCCCTGGCATGCGCGTCATTGGGTGGAGCACCTACGTTCAGACGAGCGGCACGCCGATCTACGTTCCGACGCTGCTCGCTGAAATTGCCTGCGCGTACAACGCGACGGCAGGCAGCATCCCGAGCCTGTCGGTGAACCTGACCACGCAGTACTTCTTCCATGCTGCGACCGTGTCAACTGGCGTGCCGACCGTCAACGTGTACAGCCCTGGGACTTCTGCCGCGGCTGGTACGCCGCCGGCCAGCGTGGTCATTGACACGATTGGTATGCAGTACATCACGCTGCTGTTTGAGTCCTCGACTGGCACGATGGGCGCTTTCTACGCATTCCTCTGATGCGTTACGAACTCGGCAGAATGCACCGTCCGATGCGGCGCTCGACAGAGGGCCAGCTTGTCGGATTGATTTCGCTTGAGGGTGGCCCGTACACCCCCGACATTCTTGTCGTGGCCGCTGGCGGCGGCGGTGGTGGGACGACTAACAACCAGTACGGCGCTGGCGGCGGGGGTGCTGGTGGCTATGTGTTCAGCACGTCACTGACATTGACGCCAGGTAGCACATACGTAGTGACTATTGGTGTCGGCGGTGTTGGCGCTACCGGATCTGATGATGGCGATGACGGTGGAAATAGCAGTTTCGTTGGCCTGACAACAGCGGTCGGCGGTGGCGGTGGTGGCCGCGGTAATGGCGCCACGCTCGACGGGCGCAATGGTGGATCGGGCGGCGGTGCAGGCGGTTTCGCTGGGCAGACGCCAGGTACTGGCACGTCTGGTCAGGGTAACAATGGTGGTTCTGCTGGCGCTGATGCGTCTCCGTATCGCGGCGCTGGTGGTGGTGGTGCTACTGCCGTTGGTTCAAACGGTAATGCGAGCAGTGGCGCTGGCGGTGCGGGTTACACCTACGACAGTCAGGCATACGCTGGCGGCGGCGGCGGCGGCAATACAACTACTGGTCGCCCTGCAGGCGGTAGCGGCGTCGGTGGTTCCGGTGGTGACAGCATCACCCAGACTGGCAACTCTGGTACAGCTAGCACTGGATCTGGTGGTGGCGGTGCCGGCTGCACTGGCGTCGGAACGGCCACGACTACGGGTGGCGCAGGCAGCAATGGCGTTGTTGTGATCCGTTACGCGGGCGCGGCGAAAACTGTGTCGTACACAGGAACGATGACTACGACCACCTCTGGCGGGTTTACGAAGCACGTTCTGACAACGAGCGGGACATTCACGGCATGATGTACGCAGCGCGAGTCGATGAAACAAACGTTGTGGTTGATGTCATTGTCGTTGGAGATGACAGCGGTATTTCGTGGTGCGAACGCAATCTCCCAGGTCGATGGGTTGAAACGTCATCGTCCACCCGCGGCAAGTTTGCGGCCAAGGGCGACAGATACGACGAGGCCAACGACGTGTTTGTGTCAAACAAACCGTCTGAGCCATGAGGCTGGCGCTGCTCGTCATCGTGCTGACAGGGTGCAGCCCTGTCGCACGCATTGCCGAGCGCACGAACGAGATCCGCAACGAGGCCCAGGCTTTGCGTCACCACGGCGAACAGGTCGATGACCAGGTCGTTGTGCATCACGCGGACACGATTGACGGCCTAGCCGCCGACATCCACGGTGAACTGCCGGCGGTGCAGGACAAGGTTCCTGCTTGGCTGTCAACGCTGAAGTGGTGGGGCGTCGCGGTTGCCGGCGTGGCCGTGGCGTTCGTTCTGTGGCAGTCTGGTGCGTTCACCGCCATCCGCATCGCGGTCGGTTGGCTGCCCCGCAAGACGATGGTGCAGGCCGAGTTGGCCGCTGATATGCTAGACCCTGCCCGCCCGGAGTCCGAGCGGGAGTTCGTGGCGGCTATGCGGGCGCGTGACCCGGCATTCGACGCCGCATACCGCAAGGTGAAGAAAGGTCGCACATGATCCTCGCATCCGGTTTCTCCGACTTCCTCGGCAACATCTGGTTCGCCGGCCTCGCTCTAGTCATCGGCGTGGCGGCAGGCTGGTTGCTCCGCGGCAAGTACGGCAACAAGGTCTGATCCAAATCCCGCCAGCTGGTGGGCAGGCTCGGCGTGATGGCGCCGGGCCTGTTTTATTTGGTGGCGAAAGAAAGCCCCCGGCTTCCCGCATCATGCGTTCCGCCGGGGGCGAGAGAAATGACTGAGACGTCGTGTCAGCGTACCCGCAGGCTCGTGGTGCTGGTAATCACGGCCCAACATCGCCCTTGACGGACAACGAAATGGGCATGGTTGCCAACCTTTCCTTAAGCATCAACGTGATTTGTTTTGTCATCTCGCGCCGAATTGCTTCTTGCACGTCCCGTTCAACACGATCAAAACCCCTTGTGACAATTTTTGCTGTCATGTCCGGTAACTCCCCATGCAAACCGTCAAGAATCTGCATAACCAGTCGGTTCATTGCCTGATCGAGCAATTGCTTGAATTTTGCCGGCGTGACATGCAGCCGCATAATCGGATATGCGGCCCGCCGAACCTTGTCATCCTCATGCTGGTTCACGTAATCCAATTCGCCGTCCTCGTTGAATCGCAGACCAATCTCTTGCAGTGCGTTTTCGCAATTCATGCCGTTGACTCCTAGTTGTGGCCGGGTTAATTCCCGGCATGCGTGTGTTGAGAAAAATGAGCAGTCGTTTCAACGTACCCGCAGGCTCGTGCCGCGTGGGAGAAGTGCGCATCCTGGCACCTGCTCGCCAGCCTCAAGCGCGGCGCGAATCGCGTCCTTGTTCGGCTCGCGCTTGAGCACGACGAGCGCGTCATCCATGACCGCGACCGCCGTGGGGTCGATCTCTAGCGGCTGCTTGCCGCCGTTCTGTGCGACCGACAGGCTGAACCGCTCCGTGGTCAGCTTGAGGCGTCCGGTGGTTTCCATCGCGCCCTTGAGTCGGTCCTTGAGGCGCTGTGCCAGGTTGGCGTCGGCGTCGGCGAGCGCACGGATGCGCTTGGCCTCGGCGACGCGGGCGTCGGCACGAACCTCCAGTTCGCGGATCAGGCCGCAGTAATCGTCGGCCTTCTCCTCAAGAGCTGCGTCGAGGCCGTCAAGGGTGGCGTCGAGTTCAGCCTGCACCTCAGGGCTGTCTGCGCCCGACTCCATGATGCGGTCGAGGATGTGGGACAGGGTGGTTGTAATTCCGTACAGTGACATTGGTTATGCCTTCGCCTTCTTGGTTCTTGCTTCTGATCGAGCGCGAGTCTTTGCGCGCAGTTCGCGGTGCAACGCGACTAACTCACGGCGGTGCGCATCAGCCTCCGATTTGGATGGGAACGGCGACGTGTAGTAGGTGACATGGCCGTTTGGAGCAATGCCTACAACCATGTACTTGTCATCATTGCTGATTTCACCAATGATCGGAACTACGGTCACGACGTATCCGAGCGCCGTTGTGCGAATCTGTGGTTTGGGCTTCATTGGTTACCTCAGAATGGGAGTTCGGTGGTGGGTGCGGGCGACGGCGCTTGCCAGCGCATGATGGTTAGTGCGCCATCGACACGGGCGAGGTGGACCTTGGCTGTCGAGTCAATGTCATCCTTGGCGAACTGCACGTACTCCATGACGTCGGTGGTCATCCAAGCCTTGCCGTGCGGACCGTCGAACTGGATAGCGATGGGCCGGCCCTTGCGCTCGGCGACACGCAGGATGGTGACCTCGCCCTCAAACTCGTCGGGGTACTCGTCTGCCGGCGGCGTAGCGGCCTTGGCAGGCGTCGTAGGGGCTTGGACGGTGGTAATGGGCCTTGCGGCGGGCGTGGCCTTGGGAGCCGCCTGCGGGGCTGCTGCGGGGCGCGCAGACTCACGGGGTGCCTGGCGGTCCTGCTCCCCGTCATCGTCCTCCTCGCCGACGATGCCGCACATAGCGGCTGCGCTGTAGCGGCGCAGGTAGGTCACAAGGCTGCCGAGCTGCTGAACGGTGCCGCGGTCAGGGAACGGCATCGACACAGTCTCTGCCATCCACTCGCCGCTGACGTGCAGCAGGGTGGTTTCGACGGCCACCGTGTTGTTGTCCGTGTTGACGGTCTGCACCAGCGCGATGCCGTTGCTGGCCAGCGGGATGCGCACCGCGTTCAGGATCGCTCCGAGACTCGCGTAGCGGTTGCGGAAATGGGGGTTGACGCTGTCCAGTTTGGGGTTGGTGATGTGGGTGTTTGCAGTTGCCAAAGCCTTGGCAAGCTGCCCGATTGAAGCACTCGTTCGCATTGTCATTCCTCTCAAAGAATGCCACGCACCATGCGTGACGTGCGGACTGTATACGCCGCGATATAGTCTGTCAACGGGCAGCGTAAGAAATTGTGACAACAGTTTCTGACCTGTCGCCGAAACGCTTCATCGCGTTGAGGTAGATGACCTGGCTGTCATCGCGGTAAATCACCCCAGTCAGCCCGTCAAGCAGGGCGCGGCAAAGCTTGTCGAGGTCAGGCTTGCCGGGTGACCCGGGGGCCGACGCCTTGACCGCGCCGGCGGCAGTCTTGTGACTCTTTGGGCGCTCGATAACGAACTCGGCGCTGACGGTCACGTCGCACTCAACTGGGGCGCACGTGAACGCACGGCCAGCCTCATAGGCCACGACGGCGCGCCATGGCTTCAGACGCTTGCTCTGCTCAATCAGCACCGTCCGCCCGTTGCGCAGTCGCACCATCCGCTTGCTGCCCTGTGGTGCGGCGAGGCCGGGTACGACGAACTCAATGACCGGCAAGGTGCGCCTTCAGTTGCAGCTTGGTGGTATTCACGTCACGCATTGCTAGTGCCAGTTCCATGCGCAGATGAACGATCATGTCGCGGCATTCGATTAGCAGTGGGCTAGGCGCAGGATGCGCGTCGATTCGCTCGACGATGTCATCCTCGGTTTCGCCCGGTGACTTCTGCATCACACGTCCTTTAGTCCGTCGAGAATGCGCGAAAGTCTTGTTTGCGTTGCAGCTAGGTGCGCACGCGCTTGCATCTCGCGGACACGAATGTCCTTGATTTCCTCCTCAAGCAAACTCGCCTGCACGATGCAACCAGACACAAATGCCCTGCACTCCCGGAGGAGCGTCAGGGCATCGAGGTCAGGCGCATTGCCTGCGACGTAAGCATCAATTCGCGCTAGCAGTGTCTTCGATTCGCTCGTGTGCATCATTGTTCTCGGCATGGCGTGACCCGTTCACGATACGGCAGACTGCGCTGCGTGACACCATGTAACGCTTAGCAATTTCGCCCTGCGGTTCACCATTAGCGACGGCTTGACGAATGGCTTCGACCGTTTCCTTGTCAATTCGCTTCGGCATTGTTGTCCTTCACATGCTCACGAATCACTCTGATCTCGCGTGGTGCGCACACGCGCACCTTAGTCCGCGCCTTCCCGAGCAGCTGGATCACGGCCAGCACATGACCGTCGATCATCAGCACGGCATCCTCGTCCTGGCTGATCGCCAGACACACCTTCGTGAAGTTCTTCGGCATCTCCATTGCTGCACCTTCCTTGGTTGAGTTCTGCGACTAGTGCTTCCATAGCACTGAGCATGTTGTGCGCTCGGTTTGACCACTCGTCAACAGCATCGGGCGCACCCACGGATAGATCGGCAACCCGCGCACGCAGCCTGCAGATTTCAGCGGCGGCCTTCATGCAGTCCGCATCCGTCATCCAGGTCGCGCCACGGTAGAGCCTGTCAACAATATCACTCATGAGTCCCTCGCTTCGTGTTCTTGGATGGCCGACAGCAGCTTGACCATGCGCTCCTTGAGGTGCGTGACCTCGCCGGCAAGACGTTCAATCTCGGCCGCTGCCTCTGCGCGCTCGTTGTTGCCTCGCTCACTCATAGTGGACCACGGGATACGGAGACGCTGAACGAGTGGCAATGTGCGCTGCATGGAACGTGTGGCGTGTTCTTGGTGCATGGTCAAAATGGAATGTCGGTGTCTGGGGTTGGGTTGTGCGGACGCGGCGACGGTCGCGCTGCCGGCGCAGCTCGTGGCGCTTCAGTCTGCTCGCGTGGCTCGCTGAACTTGAGCGACAGGAACTCGGTTCCCTTGCTCGACGTCTTCACCCAGGCCGCGATGTCAACCATCTTCCCGTTGACCATTGCATTGCCTCGCCAGTCGGGCTGGCGCTCGTGCTGCTTTCGGTTGGGGAACAAAGCCCCGGTGTCATCTTTCGGTTCGTACGGCATTGCGTGTCCTTTCGTAATTGTCAATGCGCTCTCCGATCCAAGCCATCACGTTGACGGCCATGCTGTTACCAAGCGCCTTGTACCGCGGCCCGTCCGGGCAGTCGGCGGCTGCCTTCTTGCGCCACGGGATGAGCGTGTAGTTGCGCGGAAATCCCTGCAAAAACTCGCATTCGGTGGCCGTCAATCGTCGCACACACATGGTGCGCGATGCTGATTGGGTTTCACTAGTCGTGGGTTGGGCCACAGCCGCGTGTGCCGCGTTGTCCCGCGCCAGCGTGTGGCATGGGTCACCAGGTTGGCGGTTCTGCCGATTCACCGGGGCGGTGATCTGGAACAGGTCATACGGGACGGGCTGCGTAGTCAGGTTGTAGCACTCGTCCCCGGCTGGCCCTCCGGTTCCCTTAGCCCACTTGCTGCTGACTGTTCCAGCGCAGCCTTCAGCATCGGCGGTAGCGCCTTCCCGCGGCGCTCGGCGCGGCGCAGAATCCCGGCACACGCTTTCGCGCTCAAAGAGAACCGCGGCGGCAGCGGCCCCGTCTCCAAGACATCCGACAACGAAGATACGTCGCCGGCGCTGCGGGACGGCACGTGGATGCCGTTGTGTTCGCACCCATTGAGCGTCCAAGACCCGGTAGGCCCACCCATACCCCAGTTCCCCCAACGCCCCCAACGCCCCGAGGAAGGAACCAAAATCCCGTCCTCCGTTGGATGACAGGACACCGGGGACATTTTCCCAGACAACCCATCGAGGCCGAAGACGTTGAGCGATCTCAAGATATGTAAGCATGAGTCCGCCGCGGGGGTCGGACAGTCCTTTGCGGAGTCCTGCGACGCTGAATGACTGGCAGGGAGTTCCGCCGACCAGAAGGTCAACTGATCCGGGTCCGATGGGCCACTGCTCATGTTTCGTCATGTCTCCGTAGTTCGGGACGTTGGGATAGTGGTGCGCGAGTACCGCGCTCGGGAACGGTTCGATCTCGCTGAATCCAACGGGCTGCCAGCCGAGATGATGCCACGCCACGCTCGCGGCCTCAATGCCGCTGCATACGCTCAAGTACCGCACTTCCACTCCTTTGCGGCCTTCGCAGCGTAGCCGTCCGTGGCTTTCCGACGCTTCGTCGCTCCGGCTGGCCCGCCGTTGTGAATGCGTGCGCACTCGTCAATCGTCCAAGTCTTGCAGTAGCGCGAGAGGTACGCGATCACGACGCGCTCGGCGTACTCGCGGTCCTTGACTGCCTGGTAGTCGCGCTCGCGCAGAGTCGTGTCGTACTCGCAGGCATCGACCCAATACACGCGCCAGATTTGGTACGCGCCGAGCGCTTTGCCACCGTCGCCGATTGCCGCGTCTGGGTCGCGCTCGCAGCCAGTCTCGACGGCTCGGAGCGTGTCGAGGATGCGACGCACATCCGTGCCGGCGGAAGGCGGGACGGTCAAAGTCGCAGCAAGGAGGGCGGCAATCATTTGGCACCCCTGCGCGCAATAGCCTCGAACAGGCCTTGGCTGTTGGTAATGGTGTCCTGAATGTCCTGATGCAACGAAGTCAACTGGACCTCCGCGCCGTCAACGAACACCGTGTCAACTGTGTAGTCAACCAGCTCAGGCCATTCCTCGTGCGACACCTGACCCCAGTTGTCGAACTTGGCGCGCTGTGCCATGCGCCATTTCGCGGTGACGGCTACCGTGACCTCGTGTTCGACTAGCGTGTAAATGTCGGTCGACCAAGCCACAAGGAAATCTGGTTCCACTTCGATGGTCAGTTCGGTCGTCACTTGAGCCTCCAGACTCGGATGATGCGTCCATGCGTCGAGGGGCGTTCGCTACGCACGACTCGCCCAGTCCATTCCATGTTTTTGAACACGCTGCCGGCTGCGTTGCCGAGGGCAGAGTAATCAAGCCCTCGCGCTGACATGAACGATGCCACGTCATCGGACGTGACCTCGCCGAAAGCGCTGCATGCCTGCCGTGCGCATTGCTGCGCCTGCGCTAACAGCCACTCGCGCCCGTTTTCTGCCGCCGCCATACCGGCGTTGCGGCGTGCCTGTGCTTCCATGTAGTTGAACAATTCCATTTAATTCCTCTCGTTAGGTGCCAGCATCCTGCTGACACGGTGACTATATGCTCTCGTATATCGCGCTGTCAACACGTAACCTTGAGAGATTCTGCAAATTGTCCGGTTGACGCGAGTTGCGCTATACGGATTCGTAGATTGATGTCGTGCGAACGGATACACGGATTGAATACATGCGTCGGCAATTGCTGCAGTTGCAGCGCGACCTTGATTCCAAAGCCGATATCAATCACACGCACACAACTACTGCAATTACACGCGGCAAACTCAGCACCGACATTCTGTCGGTCGGGTCTATCGAGGGGACGTTGTGTGCAGGAAACGATCCTCGACTGAGCGATGAGCGAAAGCCCGAGGCCCATACTCATCCTGTGTCGGAGTTGCAGCAGTCGAGCGCGTCTGCTGGACAAGTGCTGACGTGGTCTGGGTCTGTGTGGGAAGCACAAACACCAACGTCACCGACTGTTAGCCTGACGAACGCTTCAGCGTTCCTTGCGACCGATGTAGCGATGCCTGCAGCGAACACGTGGTACGACGGTCCAACGGTATCGCTTGCTGCCGGAACATGGCTCGTGATGGCTAGCGCGACGCTAGGACGAACGGCTACTACGGCAGGCTACTACAACATCCGCATTTCGACTGGCACAACGCACTATGCGAGCGTTCAGCAGTACCACGCTAGCGTGGCAAACAACTGGGCGGCACTGAGCTGCAATGCCATTGTGACGCTCGCTAGTACCACGACCATCAAGTTGCAGGCTGCAGGAACAATCACTAGTGACGTGTTGAAGGCAGCGACCGCCAACAACTCCAGCGGCAATAACGCAACAGGTCTAGTGGCCGTCAGGATTGCCTAATGGCCGTCAACATCGTGCAACATCAGCCAGG